GATTGGAGATACGGTCATATCGTCTGTCAATATGACATCGTATGTGTAACTACCGTAACCAAGAAAAACCGTTGTACCTTTTTGAATTGGAGCTGCTGAAGCCATAATATCACCTCGTATTTAATTGTTAATTTAACCTTCACCTTATGTTATTTTGTCAATGCTACGGACTACTGGAACTTTCTTCGACACTGAACACAGGGGTATATTTGTAAACAGTGCTGTTAACTTTAATCAATATATAACCAACCAAGGTGTATGTATCAAAGAAATCTTCAGCATATGCTGTTCCAACCAAGTTAGAGCAACAATCAACTGTTGCGTCACCCTTGTAGATTGGTAGGTAATATTCCTTGCCGTTAATCAGGGTCGAAACAAAACCATTAGATGTAAGTGTTTGAGCATCATAGGTGGTAACTTCCCCATAAAATCTATTGTCATTATCATAAGGTTGACCAGCAGTATCTCCGTCATACAGCAATAAGTAATTGTCCTGGTCAACGCCGCTATTAACTGTTAATGCTACTTGGCTCTCAGTAGTAAATATAGTATCATCAGCGTGGATATCTGTATTGATTGCTGATATGTCATTAGGACAAATATCACTAGATGAGCTTGAGATACCTTCACTACTAGAGCTGCTTGGGCTAGATGGGCTACTCGATGAACTAGAAACACCTTCACTACTGGAACTAGATGGACTACTACTGCTACTAGACGAGCTGGAGATACCTAGGCTGCTTGTTGAACTGCTACTGCTACTAGAAATACCCCTGCTGGATGAACTAGATGGACTACTACTGCTACTAGACGAGCTGGAGATACCTAGGCTGCTTGTTGAACTGCTTGAACTACTACTTGAACTACTAGACGAGCTGGAGATACCTCTGCTGCTTGAACTACTACTGCTGCTAGAAATTCCACGGCTGGACGAGCTACTTGGGCTACTGGAACTACTGGAAACGCCTTCACTGCTGGAGCTGCTTGGACTGCTGGAGCTGCTTGACGAGCTAGACGAGCTTGAGATACCCCTGCTGGATGAACTAGATGGGCTGCTGCTGGAGCTGGATATACCTAGGCTGCTTGACGAGCTACTAGAACTACTGCTTGGGCTACTTGACGAGCTGGATATACCTCTGCTACTTGTGCTTGTTGAGCTGGAAGAGCTACTGCTACTACTTGAAACACCTAGACTGCTGGATGAACTACTGCTTGAACTACTACTGCTACTAGAGATACCTCTGCTGCTTGAACTGCTTGGGCTGCTGGATGAGCTAGAAACACCTCTACTGGAGCTACTAGACAAACTACTACTGCTTGAACTACTGCTTGAGATACCTCTGCTACTGGAACTAGATGAGCTAGTAGAGCTAGTAGAACTACTGGAACTAGATGAACTACTAGACAAACTACTGGTGCTGGAACTACTACTGCTACTAGAGATACCTCTGCTGCTTATGCTAGACGAACTGCTTGAGCTGGTCGAACTGCTAGAGCTGCTGGAACTACTAGAACTGCTCGCTGAACTCGTGCTGCTAGACGAACTGCTGGAACTACTAAGCGAACTGGCACTACTAATTGAACTGGAACTCTCAGGAAATCTCAAATTGCAAAGCATTGAACCATAGATAGTTGTTTGCCATTTTTTTCCATCAATCTCTTTTATCGCATCAAGGGGAGTCCACTGCTGACAGTTAACATCCAAGGAGGTTGTATTTAAAATATCGCATAGGTCATCGGAGTCTACTATAATTTTATCAGATATCCTTGCTACTTTATCCTCGTAAGCAATAGCATTTGAGTCAGCATAATGACCAACAATAGAAATCTCTACATCGCAAGTCCAGTTATATGATAAGGGATCAATTATTGCTGTTGGAACTTTGATTAATATTGCTGGTAAGGTATACTCTTCATCATTCATCCCTTCAAGATAGGCATAACCGCTGGTGGAAGACGAAGAATTAGTATAGAGTTGTCCCAGCAGATATTGTTTCAAAACATCTTCAAGAACTGCTTCTATATTTTGGTATTTTTGTGCCATTAATTACTTTTTCCAAAACAATCCTGCGTAAATAAATCTGCCTTGCCCTCTTTTAAATTCCATTTTGCGGTTACTATTGTCCTATGACCTAGATTTATTTCCTTATCTAAGCCTGTTAATATACCGTGTTCTTTTACTTTTTCACAAAAAAAGACATCCTCACTTGTGTGTTCCTTCATTACAAAATATACCCCATCCTTAAAACAAGGTAAGTCAAAACACTTCTTTCTAATCACCGTAAACCCTAAACCACAACCATCAACTGTTGTAATACCATCAACTAATTTAGTCGCATCAGATACCCAGTTATCACCTTGCTTAAACATCACCAACGGCATTAACTTCCCTCTGCGTGTAGGATATAAACCCGATATAATTCCATACTTGTCATTCTTTGGGTCTTCAATATCCGCTTTAATCTTTAAAAAATCTTCATACTCAAACACTATATCAGAGTCTATAAATAGCAGGTTGTCATATTTACTTTTTAAAAACAAGGTTGCAACCTCGTTAGCCGCAACATGGTATGGTAGGTCGTAAACAGTTGGTAGTAACATAGTGTTCTGCGTTTTATTTAATTGCAGAAAACGGACTAATGAACGATGGAACATACTGTCTGGGTTGCCAAAACACCTAATACCTATTGCTATTTTGCTCATATTTATCCTAAGTAATTACAGTTTAAAGTTAATGATTGAGTAGTGACATATTTTTTGTCCCTTACTTCCCTAACAGAATTAGTAGGAGTATAGAGCAAGGGATATATACCCAGCTCATTTTCCTTTAATATTTCGCATATGTCGGTTGACTCAGCAATTAGTTTATCTCTTATCTCTGCAGACTTGTTATTATGCTCTGCCCTGGTTGTATCTGCATAATGGTGGATAATCTCTACATCAACCTGGCAATCCCAGTTATAAGATAAAATATCTAAAGTTGCCTCTCTACAAATGACTACAATGGCAGGTAATTTAAACTCGTCCTCTGTCATACCTGTCAACCAAGTATATCCGCCATCAGAGGTGCTCTCTAGGCTATCAGGGGAGGAGGAGGATGCAGCTTGGGGTAACTCATCCATCAGATACTGCTTTATCAACAACTCAACATCTCTTTTTATTTTGATTATGTTAGCCATTAACTTTTGTAAACCTTTTGTAATTTTTTAGCCACATATCGTTCCATATCTTTTACTGTCTCTGGAACTGCCCTTCGTATCGCTCTACCCATTATCCTCTCCGCACCACCAGATGATCTTACCTTCTTTCTGCTATTTTTGTAATCAAAACCAAAACTAATTGTTGCAGTTGGTTTTAATGAAGTTGCTACCCTAACTCTAGCAAAACTTCCTGGTATCTTTGCAACCCATTCTACCGACTTTGCATTTTTTGCTGGGATAACACGGGAACAGGATGCCATCAGTTTTGTTAAAAATCTTATTGCCCTAACTCTTTTTTTAATTATTACATTGGCAAGTTTATCCCATTTAATTCTATAATCCGTTGTTGATTTCCTGCCACTAAACCCCATACCTTTTTGAGTTACCTTCCTTGCTTTATTTGAAACAAATTTATGTCCAAGCAGTTTGGTTATATATTTATTAAACCAAGGGGCTCGTCTAATGGCTTCGATGCTTGCTCTTTGTGCCTGACGGATATAGTTACCTTTAACGGCGTGGATGATGAGGTTCTTAAGAGAGCGATTACAGGACTCCTCTAGGGTTTTGCCCGTGCCTTTTTTGTAAGCCAGCATCGCCCTATTAAATTGGGTTAAGTCAACAGTTGCACTCATAATTAATCCTTAAGAGTTTTCGTCGGTCAAATCCAAACGATAGAGTTGACCGTGTTGGTAAGGATTAATGGCTAACACCCTGTATTTATTGGAGTTAATTGTGCATTTGTCGCCAATGTTAATATCATCAGAGCCCAGTTCCTCCAAAGATACATAAGCAACAGCAACGGTGTTAGACTCAATACCTTCCATCAATGGGTTTTCTTGTTGGTTTACTTTTTGGAATAAACAATCAACATCAAAGGCGTCAAATGTCGCCGTGGCTGGCATATCGGAAAGGGCAACCGCAAAATCATCAGCAAATATATCTGTATCTAATGCCATAATATAATCCTTTTTTAAATTAAGGTTCTAATTATAGGCTTTTTTGTCAATGTAAAAAAAAAGGTGCGGAGGTTAATCCACACCTTTTTTAACTATTTTACTGCGATTTTACTACTATGGGTTTGAACTTGTTGAGCTGGAGCTACTATGCTTATCTGAGCTAAGCGAACTGGTAGACTGACCAACCGTTGAGCTTGAGCTGCTATGTTTATCAGAGCTAAGCGAACTAGTAGACTCACCAATCGTTGAGCTAGAGCTGCTTGAGCTTGTTACACCTTCAGAACTAGTGCTACTGGAGCTACTGTGCTTCTCTGAACTGCTGCTAGAGCTGCTTGAGCTTGTTACACCTTCAGAACTGGTGCTAGAGCTGCTGGAGCTACTATGTGCAAGCGAACTGGTAGACTGACCAACCGTTGAGCTTGAAGAACTTGAGGAACTTGAACTATTAGAACTTGTGCTTGAGTAAATCTGGTCACTCCAGACAATCCTAATTAACCCAGCAGCCACTCCAACTGCGGAACCGTGAACCTGATGGACTGCAGAAATTTGTCTGCCTGTGGCGTCTGAATAATAGCTTCTAACACCAATAGATATTCTACTATCAGGGTCAGTCACTATTGATTGAGTCGTCCCACCTGCTACTGCGTTAGGAGGTATTGCAACAGGTCTACTTGCTACGGCAATGGCAATAGGATTACAACAAATACCAACGAGTGTCTCCGTTGTTGGCAAATTAGGATAACACATAATTTTAAAACCCAGAAATTCCATTGTGGTAGGGTCTTGTCCTGGGGTGAAAACAACTGTGTCAACATATTCCGCTAAAAACGCAGCATAAGCGGTTGCGTTTAATAGGATCGTGCCTCTGTCCCAGCCGAGTGCCATTGCTTGTGCTTTAAGGTCAATGACTGAGTTAAGGTCAAAACTAGCTGCAGCCTTTACATACTCATTTGAGTAATTTGCTACGGTTACATTAGCCAGAGCCTTATCAACAATCACTTTGGCAACTGCATAGATATCTTCTGGTAACGAGTCTTCTAGGATTTGTAAACCGCAATCGGCGTATTCAAGATCTGTCAGACCAGTTACTGAGTCTGTGCTTTGGTCTAATGTTACTGTCTGTGATGTTACACTATTGCTAGCATCTGTCGTATAATTGCCACTAAATGCTCCACCGCTTTTACTACCAATTAAAGGCACAGTTACACTAACACCTTTTTGCTGGACTGAGCTTCCAAAATCGGTTGAGAAAGCAGCTAATACTGGCAATCTAACTTTAAGGGAAGCAATTGCTTTTTGGATAATCGCTTTATAATCGAGATTGGATGTTATGCTCATAATATTTTATGCGGAACTCTCCCCCTGTGTAGGGGGAGAAACCACTTCCTTTTTTACTTAGGTTACTGACGAACTAGAACTGTTGTCTTGGTCAGACGAAACTAGCCTGATCAAACCATCAGCTTTACCTACTGCCGCACCGTGTACTTGATGCACTGCCTGTATTTGACGACCGGTATCATTTGAGTAGAAGCTTCTTAATCCAAGACTAAGACCACTATCAGGTTCAGTCACAATTGCTTGCTGAGTACCAGCACCAGCTCCTGGCAATACTGCAACAGGTCTTGAGGCAACTGCCAAACACACTGGATTGCAACAAATACCAATCAATCCTTCGTCCGAAGGCAAAGATGTGTAAGGTATAATTCTAAAACCAAGGAACTCTGTAGTTTCTGGGTTCTGACCAGGCGTGAAACTTACTGTGGATACATAGGATGCAAGCCAATATTTGTAAGCGTCTGCGTTAAGCAAGATAGTACCTCTATCCCAGCCGAGTCCCATTGCCATTGCTTTGAGACCGATAATGGTATCAATGTCAACAGCAGATGCTACCTCCGTATACTCTCTCTGGTAGTTTGCGACAGTGACTACATCAAGAGCATAGTCAACGATTGTTTTCGACACTGCGTACATATCTTCGGCAGCGTAATCGCTAAGAATTTGCAAACCTGCGTCGGCATATTCGATGTCGGTCAATCCAGTTACACTATCTGTTGACTGGTCAAGCGTTACTGTAGTTGACGATACATTGTTTGATGCATCCGTGGTGTAATTTCCTGAGAAATCGCCACCAGTTTTTGAACCAATCAATGGAACGGTTACACTAACGCCTTTTTGCTGAACTTCTGCACCAAAATTGATGGAGAAAGCAGCTAAGGCAGGCAATCTAACTTTTAAACTTGCAATTGCTTTTTGCCCAATCACCGCAATGTCAAGGTTACTTGTAATACTCATATTTTATTTCCTTTATTTGTTTATTCTACCAACACTTACAACACTTACATTGAAGCCATTATTTCTTTTTCGTGCTCTTTGAAATATACTGCGGCTTCTCTTTTGTTTTCAATCGCTTTGTATGCTTTGTAATGATCAACTTTTGCGGTATCAGTGGTGCCATCTTCTACGGCTTTGGTACCATCTGGTTGGTCAATAACTGGGTTAAGAGTTATTTTCTTTTCCAGTTCCTTGATAGATGTTTCTTTTGTCGCAACATCTTCTTTAAGAGTAGCGATTTCGGCATCTAACGCTTTGATTTGAACATCAAAAGCATCTACTTTAACTTTCGTTGCCTCGGCAAGCTCAGTCGCAACTTTAAGGTCTGCAACTTTAGCGATAATATCAGCATCTTTTTCTTTCACTGATGCTTCGGCTTTTTCTAATTTTTGTACAACTGTTTCACTCATAATTATATTCCTTACTTTAGTTTATTTTGTCAACCTGCTACACTATATGTTATTTTGTCAATCCTTAGTTATCTACCAGTTATCTACCAGGTCCTGGGCGTTCCTGTCGTCTCATCTCACCGCCGCATTCAGGGCATTTAAATGTATTACAATGTTTATCCGATTTCATTTTATGCCCACAATCTACACAACTGCAATTATATTCCTGTGCCTGTGCTGAAGAAGCTTGTATCTGGGTGTCTAGATTAGCCAAAGCCGTAGCATCTGCCATTGGTCTTTCTATTCCATCAACAATATTATCAACATAACCAGATGTCTCTGCCATCGAACCAATAAATGATTGTCCCGCCATATCATCAGGGGTGATTGTTCTATTTTTATTAACATCAGTATGGAACATATCATTAATGTAATCCACCTCTGTTTGTAACTGGGCTCTTTGGTCATCGGATAATGATGTTCCAGGAGCACCAGCACCTTTAAACTTAGAGCCAGTTGAGATAATCATTTCATTTTTTACGCCAATCTTTTCAAAATATTTAGAGACATCAAGGTATGAAACAAAACAACCAACGCTACCAACATCAGCAGACTTGGTTGCATAGATTGCATTACTAGCAGACGCAATCCAATAGGCTCCACTTGCACACATCTCATCAACATAACTAATAACAGGCTTAGAGCTGTTGGAAATTCTGTCATATAATTCTGGAATACCTGAAGCAGAACCACCAGGGGAGTTAATATCTAACACAATTGACTCAACTGTTTCATCTCTATCTGCTTTACCAAACATATCTGAGATATTATCTGTATCAACAACATCAAAGAAAATAGCCTCAATATCAGAGACGCCTTTTGACAACACGCCTTTTACAGGAATAACAGCAACACCATTAACAACATTGTAGTTAGGTTGTTCGTAGCCTATTTTTAAATCAAAAGTAGAAGCATCTGTCAGGTGTAGATTAGTTTGCAGTGCTTTAAAGGCTTCTAAATCCATTGCCCATTTGTTAACTTTGATAATACCCATTAATTTTTTGTCCATATAATATACCTATTTTGTCAATGTGTTATGTAAATCTCTTAAACAATTTACTAATTATATTCTTTTTTGGCACTACTTTTTCAACCTCTTCTTCCTCTTCTTCTTCTTTCTTGTCATCTTTTTCTTTTAACACATCCTGGTCAGCAGCAGTTTGGACGGCTGATAGCGACGCAGGACCAGTTGAATTGATAACATCCCTCCAGGTTATGTTCTGCCCAGGATGTTTTATATTCAGGTCATCTGCAAGCTCAATAGCAACGCCAATATCATCTGTCTTTTCACTTAGTAATTCCCGATTGTCTAATGATTTTCTATGGGCAATCTGGGTTATAGATACAGAACCAAGATTAAAACCAGCGACATCCCTTGCGGTTTCATCCTTAATAAATGGGTCAGGTGGTGGTAAAATTACTATCTTATACCATTCAGATATACCATTATCATCTAGTGGTGCTGGGGGTAAATCTCCTGCCTTAACAGCCTTAGCAATCCTCCAGTTCCAAACCTTTTCAATAAATTTTTCAGTAAGCCATTGCTGCCAGATCTTAAATATCTGACTTGCCACTCTCAACTGCACCTCATCCGTCTTGCTTAACTCCAACATAAGCACCTGATAAGATATGCCTAGTATTGCTGCTACCTCTCCTAGAATAGACTTAGTAAACTCTGGATAGGTTGTGGCTGGCACTTCCTGTTTGAGGGTTTCTAGCTTGTCACCAGGATTGCCGTAGTAGATTTCACCATCATTTGTCTTGATAATCTTAGTGCGTTTCTGAATTATATCACTAGACGAGCTTGAGTCATCGGTAGTCCGTGCTGGCAGAGTGGTTGGCATATCGCTATCGGACATTACAATTAATGATTTGCGAGCAGCAATCTTAGCAGATATAATTGTAGATGTCGTAAACTCAGACTTGTCCCTAAGCGTATCTAATATTGGTGCCAACTCTGCCAAACTACGGACAGCATCCCATCTCCAGGTTGCCGCTATATGCACCATATCTTTTGCTAATATACGAGTATACTTGCGTTTGTCAATAACACCATACTTGTCTCTGTCACAAATATACCAAGCAACTATTATCCCTTTAACAATCTCTGCACCTGCAACAATTTTTTTATTTTCAAACTTGCTGGCTGGCTCTGGGCTACATATTCTCTCTGCCTCAATTGGTTGCAATTGTCCACCTGATGTAAGGATAAAAAACGACTCTCCGACAAGTAATCTATCACGGACAATGGTTTGTAGTATCTCATTCCAGGTTCTCCTTTTGTTATAATCAGCTACCTTACCCCAGTTACGAAAATATTTTTCGGACTTTGTATTCCATATTTTATCAGATGTCTTTGCTTGAATATTAAATCCTGTTCCAACTACATAGGTGGAGAACCTGTCTACACAAGCCTTACCTATGCCGTTCCTAAACAAATCTTTTGCCTCTAATCTAAGTCTCTCTGCCTGATAAGCACCAACTAAATTATCTTCGTCAACACTATAGGTAGTTATAAATGGGCGGTTAAAGCGGTTCTTACTATTTAAAGCACCATCATATCCAGATGCTTTTCTTTTAATAGTGGTAGACTTAACTGATTTAACTGACTTAGCCTTAGTGGACTTAGGGGACTTTTTTAGCATATTAATTAATCCTCATCTACGATTTCTTCAACATCTGCTGGGTAGATGTCATCATTATTGATTTGAGCTCTTAGTATTCTTGAGTTACCATTGGCTTCTACAGAGGCTTCCTTCTTCCAAAACAAATATAGCTTCTGAAGAGACTCTATGTTATGCCGTGTAAACGATGAGTCGCCAACGGTATAGTTGGAAATTTTGCCGCTAATAATGTTGCTCAAAGCGGTTTGGCATAACTCTGCCATCGCCGTCGCTGATAAAAGTGCCATAATATCATCCTTAAAGTATTCTATAATTAATCATTTTGTCAATGTTGCTTGCCCATCTCCTTGCTTCGTCTACGCTTTTGGGCAGTGTTGACCAGATACTTTGGACAATATAACTTCATACCGAAGTATTTTTCCAGCCTTTGTATACCCAGATAGATTGAGTTATACGACACGCCTAGCACTTTTGCATAGTCACGATAGGACATCCCAGGGCTAACAATGGTCAAAGATAGTATCTGGAAAGACTTTGGGAACCTTATAGACAACTCTATTATCTTCCTAACTATATCAATTGGCTTGTAATTCTTTATTGCCTCGTGGTGGTCAAGGATACTACCACACAACTGGCAATACTTCTTTGGGTCGGCAAGGTCATTAATATTATATTCTTTATCTATTTTATCCATTTACATACACACTTATTTTTAAAATTGCCTTTGCAAAATTTAGTCAACATTAGATGCATACACAGATTACATATATGCAAGCTCCCACTCTTATTATCTTTTGACTTGTAAAATTCTCTTTTGTCTTTGTCTAATTTACATCTGATGCATTTCATTTTCTATACCTCCCTGGTGGATGTGGTCTATCGTTCCTAAAATCCCAAGTGCCGTAAAAGGAATGTTTTTTGTAATCCTTACAATTAAGTAACCACTGTTCGTAATAAAATCTCTTGAATGATCTCCGCTTCCTGCCTCCACGGGGTAATTCTACCTTTGGAAGTTTCTGGATATGCTTCGAAGTGCACCACCAGAAGTTGCCATACCAAAACTGCCGCTTGGTGTATAAGCATCCAACAGTATCATACCCCTCTTCTAATTTCTTAACACAGTCTTTCCATTTCTCCACATCCCAATACATCATACATTTACGCCAATCATCCCTGCATCCCCTGGCGTCAGAATACATTGGAATAGATATACCCTTGGTATGCAGGTATAGAATGTAGGAGTCGCTGGGACGGTCACAATGTTGCTTAAGCCAATTTAATGTAAGGAACTCAAAATCATTATGGGTTGACATAATTGTTGTAATTTTTACCTGGCTATCTTTACATTTTTTAAACAGTTTTCTTTTGAATTTAACAAACTTGTCTAGCTCACTTTGTATCCCAGATAATCCTATATTAATAGAATTAGCAGCATCATATAAGCCAGATGAGATGATTAAACCAAACTGTTCGGTGATCACATCCTGCCAATCATTAACTAACCAGCAATGATAAAATACATCTATAGGTTTCATATAGCTCCCTTGCATAAAAATAGATGGCGTAGCCCACCGTGCTCTTTTGTTGTTCTGATAAATTTAGAATGGAAACCATTGTCATTAAGATACTCGTTGATTGTTTCTTTACTATTTAAATCCTTGACTTGATACTTACCACCACTCTCTGCTCCAGCAGTTTGGAATATCATTTGCTTACATCTCTTAGCAAGTGCTCTCATTAGATTGTTAGTCGGGTCATTGCCATACTTCTTGTGTAGCCACATATGAACATTCAACATAACAACAAGGTCATACTTAGTATCGTTAGTGAAATTAACATAATTATAAACATCATTATTAACGAAACTAATATTGTGTACACATTTATAGACACGCAAGGCTTCTGCTACCTCCCACGCAGCAGGGTCAGCCTCTACTCCAGTTACATTATTGCTCTTTGCAAGATTAAAAGTAAAGTAACCAACGCTGGAGCCAATATCTAAAATTGTCTTATTGCCTAAATCGCAATACTTGTTTATCTCTTCTAGCTCCCCAATGGCAGATGACTTGTGGATTGGTGGGCTAAACTCTGGGAAGGCAATAGGATGATAAGCCCAGCCACTCCTGATACTGCTACCAGGGTATCTCTTTGTGCCAAGCTGGGCGATTAGATGATTGATTGATATTTTACTGAGCTTATCTATTGCGTCCTTGTCACACCCGAAATATTTATTTAGTTTAGGATGTGCATAACATTTCTTACCTACCTCTCTCATCCATTCCGTGTCTATCAGGGTAAAAAATTTACCGTCCCACAGTATATTGGATGGATTAATATCACGATGATTTACATTTAATTTAACTAATTCTTTTTCCAATCCTTTTAACCAGACAACAAATTTTAAGTAATCAATTTTATTTGTTATTTTTTTCCAGTTACCGATTGACTCACCACAATTTTTATAGACAATAAAACTTGCATCACAGGTACTTAGAGGTTCTGCAAAATATTCTGGATTGTTTAATTTGCCAGCCCAGTAAATCTCCCTGTTAATGAATTGCTTCCTTACAAAATCAGGAAATATATATACCTTATTATTATCTGTTATTATTGTTTTATATGCTTCCATTATATTACTCCTAGGTTAGGGTTTAAAAATCCAAGATGAAATGCTATCGCCGTCTGCTGCACTTCCATATCAAGTATGTGATTTTCTTTGTGAATTTCAATCCACTTGCCGTTCAGTTTCTTTTCGCTGTTTAACATTCTCACATAGTCGTTCTCTATATTGTTGTACACATACCATTTATTAGTCCTTTGATTGTTCAATAACTCAAACAAAATATCTTTGAAGTGCGAAGCGTCATACATCATCTGGGTGATTTTCTTCTTGCCAGCCCACTTAGTTCCCTCGTATGGGTCAGGAGTAGTTATGTCTATTTTCTTTTTCATTGATTTTGTAGCACCTACCATTGATATAATCCGAGATTTAAAACAATTATCCAGAGCCTCTGTTCTGCGGTCTTGGTAGTTAGTATCTACTGCTGCATAGTATGGTTTGTATTTATCTATCCACTCAACCCAATCGGTAAATGTTGGAACAGTATCCCAATCTATTAAGTAGGAGTCGCCATTGGAAAACCAAAGACGAGCAAGGATATAGAGATAGTTCTTCTGGACATCACCAGTAACAATAAGAACAGGATTTGGAATTACTTTTTCTTTGTCTTTATTTTTTTCCTTATAGTCCTTAATGAGTTTTTCATATTTATTTTTATACTCATCTATTTTAAGCAGTTCCTTTTCTCCCTTGTCATAGTTAGTACTCCTCTCATATATAACCTCGTTGCCTCTCAGTTGTATCTTACTTTCGTAATATGGTTCGGCTAGGTAATTTAGAATGAATGAACGAACCTCTGCCTTACTCGTTTCCACAGCCTCAATCCATTTTGTTGCAATCTCTCCCAGGTCAAACCACGGAAGCATAAAGCAATTAACATGGTAACTCCTTCTGCCTGGTTCCACATTTTGCATATCTTTTCTGGTAGGAACCCAGATGCCACTGCGAACCACATCCATTCTATTTGCCTCATATATTTTAGTGCCATACTCAGTTAGATAATAAACTCCTTTCCGCACCTTGTTTAAATTCCAAGAACCATCTGGGTTCTTTGCGTCTTGAGGTATCTTTAATCCTGGTGCATTACCCTTGCGGTCACCCATCTTTAAGACAAATCTTTTTTTAGCAACTGGGTCGAGGCACATCCATTCCCTCATATCGGCCTTTGCGTGCTCAATAAAAATTGGATCTTCATTGGCATTTCTGGATTGGTTAGCATCAGGTGAGGATATTAGAACAAGTTTCGGAAAGGGGACTGTAGCTTGTCTGGTTCTGAGGGCTTGGATTGCCGCTGGGTCAAAGTAGGCAGATACCTCATCAGCACAAATCATTGACCACGCTGACTGCTTACCAAACATCTTCTCGCCAGGTGACATTGCTGATAAAATCATATCTGGAAATAAAATAGTCGTGTCATATACTTGTGCTGCCTTATATTTAAATTCTGTAGTAGGAGATAACTTCATTCCCTTGCACAATCTCAAACGGAAAAACTGCTCAACACTCTCTCTACTACCAGTAACATATAATATTGATTGAGGACGGACGGCAACTGAGTGTCTGATTATTGTCTCAAGCAGGGTCATTGAACCACCTGCCCTGGTGCATTTTAAAATAACAATCTCTTTGCAATTATTATCAAGTGCGTCATCTAAGGGTTGCTTCCAGAATGGCAAGTAGTTAATATCAAACTTACGCTTCCTGGCACAATCGTAGGAAGGCACCCTGCTAAAATCTATTTCACTTTCTGCCCATTGCCATATCTTGCGATGGTCTTTGGGCAATAAAAACTGAATTAAATAATTAATTGTCCTTTGATGCATTCTCTTCCTCTGACTCCGTTGAGCTACTTGAGTTTATTCTCAGTTCCTTTTTAATTCTTTTTTCTTCTAGCTTCCGTTTAAATAACTTACTCTTGCAATTTCTGCATCCGTGTTTGTGTCTCACTTGAACTCTCCTCTGAGCTAGACGAGCTAGTTAATTCTTTTTTACCGCTATGCTCAATCTGCTGTTTTAACTGTAGGATGGATTTATCCCTCAGTTGTTCTGCTATTTTTAATACTTTATTATCTTTAATCAGTCCTACCTCATTAACAAAATAATCGTAATTGATTATTACCTTCTCAAGCAACTCAGCCATCTCACCTAAGTGTTTATCCCAATCAATTACCTTACCAGTTAGGGCTTTGAGCTGGGCTTCCTTAATCTTAATGTCAATCTCTAGCTTCCGAGTCCTAGCTTCGCCCTGCATTACTCCCTGTTTACGGTTGTCTTTTGATTTCCGTAGCAATTTGTATCTGGTCAACCCCTTCTTTTCCCATCCTTGCTCTGTTTCAACTACGGTAAAGTCTCCAGAATGCTTATACTTCCCCCAAGTTTTTGTAGAAATGCCCAGATACTTAGCACAATCCTTGTTTAACTTTATATATTCTGCGGGGTCAGTTAGAACTTGCACTGGTATTGGTATGCTTTCATCCACAATTTTGTCTACCAGGTCTTTATTCTCGTTATTATTATTCATAAAAAAACTTTCACCGCTACCTCTCGACCCCTATTTTTTTAAAACTAATTGTAAAAAGTTAATCACTTTTGAACC